TATCTTATGCCGCCTTCCATGCTTTCAACACTCATTGTGCAATGAATTCCGCGCTTTCTAATTTCTTCCATGCACCTTATTATTGCGTCTAACATTCGTAATCACCCTTCAAATAGTTGTCGATTAGTTCTTCGTTGATTTTCTCTTGTACGTAATCATCTTTAAAATATAAAGGCGTAACGTCCATAGGTGCATGTTTATCGAATAACATTTTCACCTGATTAACATTTACTATTTTCCTTTCTAACTCTGAATAATGAAACCACACTTCAGCTGGGAAGTTTTCAGCCATGAAATCCACTGTGATTATTGTTTTCACATTGCTTGCTCCTGCAAAAACTTCGGGAAGACATACGAGTTTATGCCTAACTTCTTAAAAGCCCGTACACACGCTTCAGGTAAGTATGTGTCCATGTATAGCGGTGCGTCTGATCGTAGATAGTAGATTACCGTTTCCATTATCGTTCCCCTGCTAGTCTCTTGGTAAATTCATAAATGAAGGAACCATATTTGTTACATAATCACCCATATTAGACATGTATCTTTTTTCGCTATCTGGGCCGGACTCGTATAGTTCGCATAACGGAGTAAAACGCCCTATTTCTCTATGCTGATCACTTTCAAACACGCCTAAACAGAACCTAAATAATTCAACAGTATAATCTTCTGTCCCGTTTGGATAACCCATCATATAGTGAGTAAGTCTTATCTTATCCCCTGCTTGCATTATCGTTCCCCTGCTGTTTGATGAGCGTTAACAGTAATCATTAACGCTACATTATTCTAGTCAATTGTTCCTATCGGTATTTGATAGTTGATAGGATTTAGCTATAACTTCAATTGCTCATACTCAGCCCATCGGTTTTTATAGTCATCAATCTTTGCCTGCTCCATTTCTACAGGGTCTTTTTTATTCATACGCTTTTCATACTTGCCAATAGTAAACTTCATAGCGCCTCTGAATTCTTCAGGCGTTAGAGTTGCAGCACATTCGTCTATCCAATCTGTGCCATCATCATTTAAGTATCGTTCTTGTTTCATATATTCACCGCTGTTAATTTTATTAAAACTATAATCACGCAACTATCCGTCATTACAAAACTTTCCATGCAACTCCTTACGCTTTGCCTTTGTCCACTCCTCTGCCAAAGATATATCATTAAAAGTCCTTGAATGAGCTTTGTTTTTAACCTTTACTTTTGCCACATAATAACCATTCTTGTTTTTAGATACTCCTTTTATACCGCTAGAATTATTTTTAGAAATCTTAGAATTATGCTGATTCTGGTAGGACGTTGCCACTCTAAGGTTATCCCACCTATTGTCTGACCTTACTCCGTTCTTATGATCTACAAACTCAGGAATACTCTTTCCCATAAATAAAAACACCATCCTGTGAGCGTACATTGGTCGTCCTCCGTAATAGATAACAACATACCCTCTTACATTCATATATCCCGCCACCACATCTTTACTTTTACAATGCCTTGTAAATATCCCTGTCTCCTTATCGTACGTTAGTTCTGCCATTCGATACCTGCCTCAAAATGCTAGCGTTGATGTTTTATGGTTACTGTTTCGTCTTTACGCTCGGGCTTTCTAACCAAGCAATCGATGCACATTGTTTTATGCTCCCCACTTTGGGACATTAGCGGGCCGCCGCATTCGTCACATTTCATGCGATAACTCCAACGCTATTTTAAACGCTCTGTACATATCCTCTAATCGTGTATTAAGCGGATCTGATAAAAATACGCGCTCCTTTTTGGTTAGACAAACTTCTATAAATAATTGTTTCTTTTGTGATTCACTCATAATCAATACCAGCTATTTGTTAAAAATCGGTTTTTCATTATTACGTCTTGGTCAGGTTTTGACCCTGTATTTTTTATTCTGCTTCTGTTTTCATTTGCTTTTACACAATCATATTCACCGCATGTAATTGAGTTCTTTTTTTCTGGCTTAAATCGATCATCGCAAATTATACAATTTTTCATAATTCCCCCTTATTTAGTTAAAACCCATTCGTGAATCTTTTGTGTTTCTTGTAATACATCGTTGAAGTCTCCGAGATCAGGCCAGCGTATCGTTACCTTTTTAACGTCATTCTTTGCCATAATGTTAGAATGAGCACAACCAAATGCAGCCGCGTGACCTGTTCCGTTTTTATCTGAGTCAGCAAATACTATTAAATGTTCAACCCCTGGCGGCGCTCTAAACTTCTTCATAAAATTACTGTTCATCGTGGCCCACACAACACACTCATAAAGCTGGTGAGCTGCTAACGCTGTTTCTATCCCCTCGCTAATACCTAAACACGTTTGAACGTTAAACAATCTAACCGCTATTGAGTCGTCAATTACACTATCGCGTTCTCGGTCGACCTTACTAGTACGCTTTGGTACTTCAATTTGTGCTTTGCTGTCGCCTTCTAAGTATGTTTGGTGTGTTATTACTGGATTACCTTGGTCGTTAGTTGCCACGCAATACATAATGCTTTTTGAGTCATCACCTGACACTTTCATAGCTCTAGCTGGTAGCCGGTAAATCCCCCTGGATTGTAAATAGCGCTCTACTGACGTTTTTTTGACGCTGTTTAATGTCCTCCAGTGCGTGAATAATTCTTTCTCGTAGTCCCTTCTTGGCACAATTGGTGCTTGATAGTTGCCAGTGTTGCCTATTATTTGATCTATTTCGTTGGCTAGATACTTAAAATCTAAACCTGTTGTCTGCATGAGTAGTTTAAAGATGTTGCCAGCTCCACAAACACAGATATACATTACATCTCCGTTGTGCTCGTTTAGCCTAAACTTCTTTTTACGTTCACATATAGGGCAGTCAGTGTGCTTTGATCCTGTTTGTCTGATGCCGTAATGCGCTAGTACTTCCCATTCTCTACCCTTAACCGCGTCAATCGTATTCATTTTGATTTACTCTTAGCGTATGCAATTCTTCTGGATTGTATAAAGCCTATAGTTTTTGCTGAAGGGGGTACAATTGATTTATTTAATGACTTTGGCCAAACTCCAAACTTTTGCCTATAAAGGTTTGAGATATACCCATCTGACATAAACTTTTTAGTCATCCTGCTTTGTGATTGTGCGCCTAGCAACTCAGAATAAAACTGCTGTTTATCCACTTTAGTTACTTTCGTTTTCTTTAATGCTGATAATTCGCGTGTTTCGTCTGCTTCTACATTATCTCCGGTCATCGCTCTAAATCCGCACTTAGGGCAAACTAACACGCCGGCATCTTTCATAAACTTACAGCTTACGCATTCTTTCGGGAGCTTTTCTTTTTTCTCTTTCTCTTTGCGTTTAGTTGCTACTTCGTCCATGCCGTCTTTTTCACTTGGCAAACTGTCGTAAGTTATCTGGTCCGGAAATCCTAATCTATGGACCGATCCGGAGTGATCCAATATAATACAACGGTCCTTACCTTCTGCAGTACGAAGCCCTCGCGCCAAACATTGGACCCATCTTATTTCGCTTTTAGTTGGTCTAGCATAGATTACACAACGAACATCAGAATCAAAGCCAGCAACTAGGACCCCACAATTACAAATTATCTTTGTGATACCGTCCTCAAATCTTCTTACTATCTGGACCCGCTCATCTGGTGGCGTGTCTGCAGTCATTACCTCGGCTTTTACACCGGACCTATTAAACTGGACCGTTAAATAATTAGCGTGTGACACGTTACAACAGAAAGCTATTGTGGGCTCGTTCTCGCCCTTTTCTAGCCAAGTGGTAATAATGTCACCTATAACTTTAGAGTCGCCCATAATCTCTGCTATTTGAGCTTCTACGTAGTCTTCACCGTAACCGCTAAGCTTTGAGGTCCTAACACCTTTTAAATCTGGTGTAGTTGGTGCGTAAATATCAAAGTCTGATAAATAACCTGTATCAATCAATTCTCTCATTGACACTTCATTAATTAGATTTTCATAATGAGCCCCTAACCATTCACTTGATGGGGTCCCGCTTAGGCCGATAACCTTACAATCATAATTGTCTATAATTTCAAGCATCTTAATGTTCTTGATATGACACTCATCAATTATTATTAGGTCCACTTCTGGCATTCGTCGCCTAACCTGGCTTTGTACGGTCCCAACTTGTAAAGGTTTACTTGGGTCCGTGTCAGGATGTTTCTGCCAAACTATGCCGGCCTTTTCCAAGCCGTACTCTGTGAAGCGTGCTGCAGTTTGGCCGACTAGCATTTGATAAGGTGCCAAGAATAGGACCCTCATTTTATTCTGCAGCATACCGTTAATGATGAAAGCAGCTA